AGAAATCTTTTATCAGATTATATTGCAATAGAAGCAGGACAAAAACCTTATGAAACTATTTGGAAAGCAGTTTAATGGCAGCACCTTTACAATCAGTTAGTTTACTATCTCCAGGATTTTTAGGTTTAAATACTCAAGATGCTAGAGTAGGTTTAGATAGTGGTTATGCTACTAGAGCTAATAATTGTATTATTGATCAGTATGGTAGATTAGGATCTAGACAAGGTTATTCTTTATTAACTACTGATAGAGGAACATTAACTGCAGATACTTACATTGAATCTTTGTTTGAATTTACAGATAACACAGGAAGTACAGAAATATTATCAGCAGGAGATGGAAAGTTATTTAATGGTACTACTACATTAGTTCCTCAAAGTGTTAAAGCTGCTGATCAAACTACAGATGTATCAGTAACATTTACTGGTAACAGATGGCAGTTTTGTTCATTACCAAAAGGATCTGGAGCATCTGCCGTTACTTATGCATTTGCTGCACAAAATGGTAATGAGTTATTAGTTAGAAGAAGAATTAGTGATACCGGTGCTTATATATTTCAAAAAGTAGGTACTTCAGGACATGGTACAGCTCCTACTGGAATTAGTTCTTTTGATCCAGATTGTGCTATATCTGCTTATGGTAGAATATGGACTGCAGGTGTTTCAGTTAATAAACATACTTTATTTTTTAGTGATTTATTAGATCCAACTAATTTTACTACAGGTAGTGCAGGTGTATTAGACATAAGTTCAGTAGTAGGTAATAAAGATGAAATTGTAGGGTTAGCTAATCATAATGGATTTTTAGTAATATTTTGTAAACATAATATTGTAATATATCAAAATGCTGGAGATCCTCCTAATATTTCATTAGTAGATACTATAGTAGGTGTTGGTTGTGTTTCTAGAGACTCTATTCAAGCTACTGGTACTGATTTAATTTTCTTATCACAGTCTGGTATTAGATCTTTACGAAGAACAGTACAAGAAAAATCTTTGCCTATGAGAGAACTATCTTTAAATATTAGAGATGACGTAGTTGATTACTTAGCACTAGAACCAAATTTAAATAATATAAAAGCAGCTTATTTTGAACGAGAGGCTTTTTATATTTTAACATTACCTTCATCTAAAATTATGATTTATGTAGATTTAAGGACAGAGCTTCCTAATGGAAGTGCTAGAATTACTACTTGGAGTATAGATAATGGTGATGTATTTAAAACATATTTATCTACAGCAAATAGAAAATTATATGTTGGAGTTCCTAATGGTATAGGAGAATACACAGGATATAAGGATAATAACCAAAGTTATGAACTTGCTTATAAATCTCCATTTTCTGATGTTGGTGGAGGAGTAGTCAAAAAGTTTTTAAAAAAAGCTAAGTTACTAGTAATAGGTTCTGGAGAACAAGACTTTGTATTTGGTTATGGTTATGACTATACTTTAAATCCTAGAACTATTGTATTAGCTAGAGATTTAGGTGACGGAGACTATACAAAATTTGGAACTTCTACTGCTTTATATGCAGTTAGTAAATACTCTTCAGTAGGTATTGGAGTACAAGAAATTAAAGTTCCTTTAGGAGGATCTGGAGAAACGTTTGCATTTACAATTAATGCTACGATTGATGATGATGCAGTAAGTGTACAAAAAATAGATTTATTTTTAAAAACAGGGAAAAATTCATAATGACTGATTATACAAAAACAACAAACTTTTTAGCAAAGGACTCATTACCTGACTCTGATACTAATAAGATTATTAGAGGATCTGAATTTGATACTGAATTTAATAATTTAGTTACAGCAGTAGCAACAAAAGCAAATACAGCTTCTCCTACATTAACAGGAACACCAGCTGCACCTACTGCAGCAGCATCTACTAATTCTACTCAAGTAGCTACAACAGCATATGTAACTACCGCAGTAGCAAATGCTATACCAGCAGGTACAATTGTATTATGGTCTGGGGCTACTTCTGCTATACCAACAGGTTGGCTAATCTGTGATGGTACTAGTAGTACTCCTGATTTAAGAAATAGATTTGTAGTAGGTGCTGGGTCTACATATTCAGTAGATGCAACAGGAGGTAGTGCTGATGCAGTTATACCAACTCACAATCACACAGCTACCTCTACTGTAACTGATCCAGGGCACTTCCATTTAGAAGGATCAACAGTTCAATATGGTGTTACAACATCAACTTCTAGAGGTAATAGAAGTGGAGACACTGAAGCAAGTGGTAAAAGTTTTAATACTGAATCAGCAACTACAGGTATTACTGTAGCAACTACAACAGCTAATACTGGTGTATCAGCTACTAATGCTAATTTACCCCCATACTATGCATTAGCATACATAATGAAATCTTAAGGAGAATAAAGTGTTAGGCAAATTATTTGGAGCAATTACAGGATCTACTAAAGCAGCTAAAAAAGCAGCAGCAGAATCAAGAGCTGCAGCTGACTTAGCTAGATTTAAACCTTTTGATATAGAAGGGTCTGTTTTTGGTGATGTTGAGTTTGGTGATGATACAGCAAAATATGCATTATCTCCAGAATTAACTAAAATTAGAGATCGTTTTTTTGAGGGAGCTGATTATTTTGGTGATGCTACTGAAACAGCTTCTTTAGATGCTTCTAAACTTAGAGACTATGGTAGGGGTTTATTTGATTCTGCTACAAGTAGAGATACAGATGAGTTAGCAGGAGACTACTATAGAAGAGCTCTTGGTATATTAGAACCTTCTCGTATTGCTGAACAAACAGGTTTAGCTAATAATTTATTTAATACAGGAAGAGAAGGTTTAGCTATAACAACAGGAGCTGGAGGTTATGTTAATCCAGATCGTATGGCTTATTTAACTGCTAAAGATAGGCAAGATGAAAGAATTGCTTTTGAATCTATGAATCGAGCACGTAATGAAAATATACAAGATATAAATCGTGCTGTAGGTTTATTTCCAGTAGCTAATGCTATTCAATCAGATCCTTATAATTATATGAATCAAATGTTTGGATATGGATCTGGAGTTGAATTACAAGGTCAGCAACCTATGATGTTAGGTATGTCATTTGGACAAGCAGCTCAACCAGGTAGAATGGCTCAAGCACAAGGTTACTCAAATGCAGCTCAAATACCATTTAATGCTTCATTAGCTAATGCAGCTATGGGAATGAATTTTTTAACTCAAGGTTTTAAATCAGGTATGGGTGATGGAGGATTTTTTAGTAATCTATTAGGAGGATCTACTCCAGGATATAGTGGACCTTCTTATGCAACTGGTGGATATGTCGTTTAATATAAAGGAATAATTATGGCACTTACAGTAGAAAAAATATTTAATTTAGATGAACGAATACAAGCTCGTGAACTTATAAATCAAAAAAGAAACCTAGGTCTTGGAGCATTAGCACCTAAAGGCTATGGTGCTCTTGTTGCTGCTACTGGTGGTCTTACAGATGCTACTGTAGGTCCAGGTGGAGTATTTGGTTCTGAAGATCCTCTTTTAAAAGAAAAAGCTGCTCTTGAAAAAGCAATGACAGATACTCAAAGTATGTTAACTCCAGAAGAAATGGCAGACCCTACTAAATTATATACTGCTTTAATGCAAAATGCTGGTAAATCAGGTGTATCTGCTAGAGGTATGTTAGGTCTTCAAGAATTAATGAATCAACAAGTAACAGCTAGAAAAGCTGTTGAAACTACTAGTTCTGCTAAAGATCTTGCAAATGAAATAGCATTATTAAAAATTCGACAAGGAGAGGATAAAATAGCAGATCAAATAAAGACTAAGACAAATTCAGACTTTGAAAAACTTTTTAAAACTGATTTAGCTCCTGGTAGTCAAAGATTACAAAGAATAATGAATAGTCTAGGGCTTGCTGACTTAGACCGAGATAAAAGAACTATGTTAGAAGAAGAAATTAAAACTGAACTATTAGAAACATATAGAAAAGAAGGTAATAAGATGTCTATGGTAGAACTTCTAGATCCAGTTACTAAAGCAGTTGTTGGTAAATATGATATTGATATGAATTTTATTATGGATGATGAAATAACATTAAAAAATACTGAACAAAAAAGTTCAGATTTAGATACTAAATTTAGTGATATTTTATCAGAGTTTGAAAAATCTAAAACAAAGAAATGAGTAAAGTAAATCAATTAAAAGAAGTTTTCATAGAGTCTTATGAAAGCGGTAATGTAGAGCTTGCTGAAAAAACCGCTAATTTAATTAAAGAATATGAAAGTCTTCCTCCTACTCCTACAGATCCTGATGAAGCAGGTATTGAAAACATACCATATGTTGGACCTGCTGCTAGGGTTCTTGCTCAGCCATTCTATGAAGGAATGATGACTGTAAATCTTGTAGCTAATGCTCCTGAATTTTTAGGTGGTATAGTTAACAATACTTATAATACATATGACCTTCTTACTAATCCTGATGAAAAAGAAAATTTACAAAAACTTGCTAGTAAAGAACTAGATAATACCTATGCTAAAATAAATGCACTACAAAAAGCTAATAAAGAAGTTCCTGATGTTCTTAAACAAGAGTTTATAGATGTAAAAAATTTAAAAGATAAGGGTATGACTTGGGAAGTAGCCTCTAGAATTGCAAAAATGAAATCAGATAAAACTGCTGAAGAGTATCTTGAAAAAGGAGTTTTAGGAGATAAATTTATTAAATATGTTTTAGATGCTAATCTTCCAGAAAGTGCTGATCAAAAAGAAGTTTTAAATGTTATTAAAAATTTAGAAGATACTATTGAAAAAAGTAATATTATACCTTCTGAAGAAACTATTATGAATGAAACTATTTTAGGTAACTTTGTAAAAGGTTTTGGATTTCTTATAAATAAAGGAGCACAAGGACTTGAATTACTTGGAGTACCTAAAGAAAATGCACAAACAATAGCTGAAGCAGCTTCTTTAGCTGTAGGACCTAAGTTTGCTAAGACAGTTAAAGGTACTAAAAGTAGAATTGGATATACAGATGCAGTAAAACTTGTATATGGAGATATGTTAGGTGGTGTTATAACTAAATCAGATAAACTAAAAGCACAAGATACTATATCTAAACTAGAAAGAGAGTTAGAAAAAGCTAAGGAGGAACCTGTACAAGTTGGTAAAAATTATCAAAAAGTTCAAGATTTAGAAATTTTAGTAAAACAAGCAAGAGAAACGTTTAATGCAAATGAGTACAATATATTTAGAGGAGCTCGTACAGCATTTAAACCGGATTTTAAAGAGTTTACTTTAAAAGATTTAGCTGAATTTCAAACAGATGGTGTAGGTAGTATCTTATCTCCTACAGGTAAAATTAAAACAGAGTCTAGAAAATTAGAAAATATTAAAGAAGATTTTACTAAATTTGAAGAACTTACTCATTATGTAGCAAACTTAGCAAGAAAAGTAGATCAAACTACTGGATTAGACATGGCTGTAAGAATGCAAAACATGTTTGGTAAAAAGAATGGTTTTGACAAACAACGTACAATGAATCAAAAAACTATTAAAGAATATAATGATGTAGTTGATTTTATGGAAGGTACTAAAAATATAGCATTAAACAAAGAACAATTACAATTAAAAAGTACTCTTGAAGCTGTTATGAAAGAAGATAGAGTCCTTACTAAACTTCTTCAAAAATATGATTTAATATCTAAAGATATACCTGTACAACAAGTATTTTTTCCAAGAAGATTTGTTGACAACAAACCTACTATAGCTCAAAATGTTTTTGGAGATAGATTTAAAATTAATTTAGGAGATAGAGGTCCTAGAGAAGTTGTTGCTACATCAGATAGAAAATACTTTGCTTTAGAAAATGGTGGTAAAACTGTATATATTACTTTAGCTGAGGGTGTACAAAAAGGTGTAATAAATCCTAAAACAGGTAAAGAAGGTTTTCCAATGGTTATTGTAAATGGACGTTCTATAAAAGGAAATAAATATACAGCTAGACCAGCTGTAGATACTACTCCTCAAGCATTACTAGCACATTTTTTAACAAGAGCTACAAAAGATTTTAATGATGGTGCAGGATTAAAAAGAAATGGTGAAGTTATTCCAGCTAATTCTATTCCAGTTCAATTAAGGAATAAACTTAAAATTAGAGGAGACCTTAAAGTACGTGAGGTTAAGAGAGCTGAGTTTGAAAATATATATACGAGAGAAGTTATTAAAGATCCTTTAACTGCTCTTGTACAATCTGTAAATGAAAAAAGACAATTAGCTAGAGAACTTATATTTGCTGAAAATGTTGCTAAAAGTGCTTTTGGTAAAAGAAATATGGCAATAGCTGCAGCTGTAGAAAAAGGTATAAGTGCAGCATACGATCCGTTAAAACCTACTAAAAATGTTGCAAAGACTTCTGCAGAGTATCGTGCTAATGATAATAGAGATGTAAGTACTAAACAATTAACAAAAGAAATTAATATTGATTTAACAGATGCAGGATTAGGTAAGTTAAAAGGTATGAAGTTTTCTAAAAGAGTTGCAGGTGTCTTAGAAGATGCTTTTAGACCTTATCAAAAAACAATGGCAAGTAAAGTATCTGATGCTATAGTTAAAAATATGATGCTTAACCCTATTCCTCACATGCACAACGAGCTTATTCACTTTTACTCTACAAAAGGTTTACTGGGTACCTGGAATCCTAAACAACTTAAAGCATATTCTAAAGATCAAGCTTGGGCAATGGATGCTGTTCTTAATCGTACTCCTGAATACGTACAATTACTTAGAGATGGTAGATCTCAAATGAGTGTTAATGTAATTAATTCTAGAGGTTTAGATAAAATACTACAACAATCTACTGAAAAATTATTAGGTGATAAAACTACTCGTAAATGGTATGATAAATTTACAAAAGCTGCTTATAAAGGTTCAGAAGGTTATGCTGCTATATCTAACTTTGCACAATACTCAATGTGGACTACTAGAGATATAATGTATATGGCTTTAGTAAAACAAAAAATGAGAACAAATAAAGTAGATATGGATACTGCTGCTAGATTAGTAGAACTACATATGCCTACTTATAGACTACCTGTAACAGTAGGTCCTGAAGCTTTAATGGGTTATAGAGTTACTAGAAAGGTTTCTCAATTTTTAGCTAATCCTTCATTAGTAATTTTTGCTCGTTATAAACATGGTATGTTATCTTCTGGATTAAATACATTTAAAGATATGACAGCTGGATTAGATCCAGTACTATCTAAATTAGGTAAGCCTGGACAAGTAACTAAAAATATTTTAGGATACGAAAACATTAGTTTAGGTAGAACTAAAGGAAAACAATTTGTAGATGGTTTAGATTCTGGTATGGCATTAGCTAGTGCATGGTTTATATTTTACCCATTACTTGATGCTTTATATGAAGAAATATTTGATGGTGATGAAGTAAAAGCTAGACGAGCAGGTATTTTGCATATTTTAGAAACAGCTGCTGGAGTATCTTCACAACAAAAAGATATACATCAAATGAGACAAGTACTATTAACTATTAATCCTGCTTTCTTATTAATGTATGAAATGATGATGAATGAAACTATTTATAATGGTCAAGAAATATATAATATAAATGACTTATTAGGATCAGGTTCTAAAAAACAATTTGCTAAAGATATAGGTGATAAATTATTAACAGCTATACCACAAGCAAATACTGTTATAAATGCTCAAGATGATTATGAAGATTTTGATTTAGATAAAGCTATTGGTAGACAAGTTGATGCTAAAATTAAAACAAGAAAACAAACTTTAAGGCAAGCTCAAAGACAAGCTGCACAAGATACTAAAAATTTAAATGAAATTTTAGAAAGAGGTGATTTACCTGCATTAGAAAGTTATTTTGAGGACTACTGGGAAAACAGCGATTATTATAGCTTCTAGTAAGCTCTTTGCTACTTAACTGGTACTTTAGTATCAAATATAGTGAAAAGCTTACTATAGCTCTTAAAATAGTGTTATAAAGGATTTCGTTGTTTTTTAGGTTTTTTAGCCTCTCTTTTAGGCTTATCTCGGTTTCCCATGTTTAATTCTCCAAATTGTTTAGCATTAGGTTTACTATTAAAGATTCTTTCCCAGTTTTCATCAAAAGATTTTCTATTAGGAATAGGTCTGGGTGCACTTCCTTTTCCACCATCACCCATTTTTAATAAACCAGGCACATTGTATTCTTAATATAAAAACATCTATTAAAAAATAACCTATATGCCTTCCTTCTACTTGTCCTTCTGTAAGTTCAACACCTACTTGAACTCCACAGATAGGTCCTATTGAGATTGTCATATTTCACAGCTTCCTCCAGTACATGCTAATGTTTGAGCACCTACTGTATTATCATCTATTTCTACAAATTCTGACCAGTCTATACTTTTAGGTGTTTTCTTATATAAAGCTTCATATTCTTTCTTGGTACAATCTTGATATGGAGCTTGTTGATAGGTATGATCTGAATGTGGTAGAAAAGATACACCACTAATTTCATCAAAGTGATCCCATACCCATGCACCTACTTCTACCCATTCTTTATCTTTAACAGATATAGTAACTGAAGGTTTATGTTCACACCAATGACGTTGATATATTAGCCATAATTCTAACTGTTCTAATGCTGTTTTATCGTTTCTTAGAATAGCTCCTTTAGGTGCTTTCATAGGAAAACTAAAAACTGCAGTTGAATCAGGTCTAAAGGCTTCATCCTCTACTTTTACTCCTTTATTTTTAAGGAAGTCATAGATAGGATCTTTTTTATCCATACGGATAGTTCTTATGTAATAGTCGTTATGACGAGCATGTATACCGCTAGCACTGTCAACAAGCTGAGAGACAGTCCCAGAAGGCTTAACACACGTAATACTTGCTGATCGTGGGATTTCAAGTTCGTCTGAATATTTGTGATTTGTTTTTCTTGCAACATCTCGTAACCTCTCTAACATTTTAGGGTCTGGATTACTTGTTATAGGTGCATCCATAATACCTGTTAATGAAACTCCTAATAATCTTTCTTCTTCTGTATTATCTTTCCATTCATGAGATAGAAACTTAAAGTTTGTTAATGTGGATTGAATTGTACCCAGTATTGTAGCAAGTTTAACCTTTTTAGTGAGGGTAGCTTCGGTATCGTTTTCTCTGACAACCACCTCTGTAAGGTTACAGAATTGTTTATCACGGAGTATAATTTCTGAGCATGGGTTTGTCCCATAGCTAAGAGACTTATCTCGTCTTCCCCACTTATTTGCTTGATTTTGAGCAGCGATACGATTAAACATTCCTCGTTCACCTGACTTAGATTTAACCAAAGAGAGCCATTCTTCCATGAAAGTTTCACTATCGGGGTGCTCGGTGTAGGCAACGCTGTTGTTTGCAAGACCTCTATGTGGATTGTCATTATACCATGCTCCTGTTTTAGCTTCTCTCATACGTTTATCTGTAAGATTAGATAATGAAATAAGAGCTGATCGTCTAACACCACCAACAGATCGGAAGAG